TCTTCTACTATAGCACCGTTTAGGTAATTAAGCAATAGCATAGGTCGCGGTTCGGGTAAATAATTGGGCATACTGCTATGCAACAATCTACAGTTATACATCAACACGCTACCCTTAGGCATATCCCGTTGCTCATGAAAATCCCAAAAGTACTTGTTGTACGCACCGTTGTAGCACAGGTCTATGTCCCAGTCAGGTTCGTGACTGTTTGGTACAAACCCAGTCGTACCCATTTCAGGCGTAGTATCTTGTAGCGAGACAATGCATTGAACTCCTAATAGTCTAGGATCCATGTTCCATTGCTTAAATCTATGCGGCGTATCAACGTGTGGATTCACCCACTTGCTATCACCATTGATAGTTACAATGTCACTTGAATACCACTGTGCGTTATCAAGTTCTTTAGTTACACGAGTAATCAAGTGATCGTTAATTAATTTGACTTCCCACCAGTCCATAACCATTTGACTCCACCAAACGCTAATGTCCGATAAGCCTTTAATCTTGTCACCCTCTGCGTAAGTTTTACCTGCGCTGGATGCTCTAACAGGATACAATGTGTCTAGCTTATTATTGATGCTGTCAATCAAGTCTTCCGGGATTGCCCTTTCAACAAAAAGATATCCCTCACCCTCGGTTAGGTCATTATAAGTCATTCACATAACTTCCAATATGTATATGTTTTTTCGTCAAGTACTATGTATCCCGATACTTTGAACCACTCACCTAAATATTTAGGTCCCCCTAATCTTTTGCGACACCATACTTCTAGTTCGCTTGGTCCCATTCTTTCTGAACCTATAGGAATGCGAATGAATGTTCTATCTTCCCAGATACCATCTACCGCAATCTTCTTCTTAATCTTCTGAGACTGTGGAACTACATCAATAATTTCTTCTGCTACAGGCCTTAGCCCCATGTTAGTTTGAACCATATATAATCTCTTTCATATCTAAATTTGTATTTTAAGCTAACATTGTCAAACTGCCATCTGCAATGACGTTCACATTTGCCTATGTTATCGTATATCCATTCTAACATTTCAGTGTGTTTAAACACCGCCTGCCGAAATTGACGAGCCGGGATAATTACTTCATGCCAACCTGGCTTGGTGTGTTCCCATCCATTTTTTTCATCATAGTGATTCATTGCCAGGTTAGTTTGAACCAAATGTAATCTGCATCTTCTTTGAATGCAAAGAACATCATATCACCGCCGCCTATGCCGTTCAATTCGTAGTTTCCTTGACCATCCCAGAATCCGCGATGCCAATCATTGCGCCACTTACCTTGACAATTCTGTTCACACCATTCCATCATTTGCTCAATTAGGTCATGATATTTTAATCCATACAGTGCAACACCAATTGGTTCTATTGGAAGTACATGAGGGTAGCCGTGATAAAACGTATGGGCCCATCTTGCTCTGAACCCAACATCTTGGTCATACTTGCGCTCATATTCACGCCAGGTAGTGCAGCCATAGTTTTCTAGGAAGCGTTTCTCTTTGTAGCCTTTCCAGCGTTTTTTAAGATCGTCAATCATGCCCATTTTAATAGAAACCATACTAAGTCTTCTTCTTTGTCAAACATGATAGTGTCGCTGTATCCACTTCTATCATACTCAACCCTTCCTCCCCACTTTTTTAATCCTGTGTTCACATCAGTATCACCTAGGCTAAACAAAAAGTTAAACCACCAGGGTTGAGTCTGATTGTTCTTATCGTTTATGCACAGAGTATACATCAGTCCCACCGTAATAAAAATGCTAACCTATCTTGTTCACTCTTGAATTCTAGCACCATACCTGTCAATGCCCAGCCCGGAGTACATTTATTAGCCCAGTCAGTAATCTCTTGCTCATTCTTAACATAAAACTTGTAGTCAACAACAATGACAAATGGCTTCATATGTTGCGGAGAGACACTAAACCTCATCGGTGCCTCAGTAGGAAGACAGTGTACTTACGTTCATCTACAACTTCAAATGCTTTATCGGGCCAGTTAACCAATCGTAGACCGTATTCCGATTCGGATATCTGATTACAGTGTTCATTTGAAATACCAATCTGCCGGTAATCGTAGGACTTATCAATCAGTTGATCAGTCCACGTATCAAATAGTTTAGCATCCATATGAAAAAACTTGTTCATAGATATCCTAGAATAAAAGTCAGTGCTTCTTTCTTTTCATCAAAGATGAAGTCATAGTCCCAGCGTTCGGTTCTATGTGTTTCTTCAAACCAAGTACGATTGATATTCCAGTGTTGCTTGATATTACTGTAGGTCATGTTTCGTTCACGGCACCAATGCCAAGAATCAGTGGTGTTTACTATACCCTTTACACGAACACACCATTTGGGGCCGCGTCGAACTACCTTATACTTTTCAATATCCTGCGGCATTCAACAGTTCCTTAACCTGTGTCACCATTTCAGTATTACGTCTAAACTTGATAGCCCATTGCTCTGGATTAATGTATTCGAATATCATTTTTTGTTGAGTGCTATCTATTCCTTCAAGGAACTGAATACCGCTTTCACTCTGATAAAGCATCCACGGACTAATCTTGCCATTAACTACTAGACTGCATATGCGATTTCTATTACCATATCGTAGATAGTCCTTACTTTGAACTTTTTCATTTTTGGCATGGTCAATTGTAGTTTCAATGCTACGAGCGATTGCGTCTAGCGGATCTTCTTGCTTGAGACATTCAACTAAAAATTTATCATAGTTGCTATCACTACACCAACTATCAATTTTGATGTTGTTCTTCAAAAGCCAATCAGCATAACGAGGCACATTGATACACTTAATATCAACACAGTAATGACCAAACTTGACGAAGGCAATGTAGTATGCGCTCTTAGCAAAGTCTTGATATGTCTTTTGCTTTTTACTTGTAGTATTTCTTTTGTAAAATTCAAGCCAAGATTGAAAGCCGATACGATTACCTGGCATGTCGCGGTCTTGCCACCTGCGCTTTGTCTCGCACAGATGGCTTACCATAGTTCTTTCCTTCAGAAAATATCTACTACAGAATTCGCATTGGAAATCTGTTTTAGTTACCGAAGGCTTCTTCGTATTTTTTGATATCTTCGTCTGTAATAATTTCACTTAACAACTCAATCTCATCAAACTTCATTTCGGGGAACTTAGCTGCAATATACATCTTTTTTCTATGGTTGTCAACAAAAACATCAGTTACTAAGTTAAGATCACTATCACTTGATTTAGGATATATCTTTTTGTAATAATCCTTAATCTCTTTAGTTTTAGGAGATTCTTTCAACTTACTGACACGCTCACGAATATGAGGGATCCATTGATGAAATTGTTTTCCCATACCCGGGCTTGCTGAACACAACATTAGCCACTGTAGTTTAGGATGCTTCATTACATTTTCGTTGAACAAGTATTTGTTTGCATACTCGTTTGTACTCATAACGTAATAGCGTGATAGCCCTTCGCTACCTTTAATTGCACTAATCCAATGCAACATCATAAACGGCACGAACTTCTTCTGCTGTTCGGGAGTCAATCTATCGTAATACGAATAGTCTTTGCGGTCAATAGCCGCAATTGCGTCGAAAAGGTCAAACTCGACCTTCTCAAACTTTTCGTCTGCTGATAGTTTCTCTTTAGCCATTATGCCTTCAACGATTCAACTGCAATAACGTGTTCAATCGCTTGACCAATACTGTCACCGTTGTTAACAATAGTCAGCGTCGGCCCATCACTTTCTCGCATACGTTCATTTTTGTAATGTTCAATCACGTAGCCTCCAGATGCTGGATAGATAGTGAAGCGAATGCTCTTGTTTGCATCAATGCTCCGAGATTGAACAGAGTCTACTACTGCATATGTTCTATCCTCATGACGAGAATTTTCCCATGCTTCGCGGCACCATTGTGCAAACTTACGTTTTAACCAACCCATCTTCTTTTCCTTCTCTTTTCTTACCTTGCGATTTCTAGCAGAATCAAGCCTAAATACAGTTTGGCTGGGTAGAGTGCCTGCTATCGTTCTGTTGTACTTTGCCTGACCGAGTGTT